TAACCTATAGAGGAAAAAAGTAGGTAATTAAGAAAAAAATTACAGCGATTTATAAGCCTTATAGTTCCGGGAGAGACTATAAGGCTTTTTCTTTATCTTAAAATTCATATATCTATACTATTTTGATAAACAAAAGCATGGCTGAAAGCCATGCTCTGGGTGTTATTCCCAAGTAGAAATGTCCTACCTAATAACCAAATAGAAATGTCCTATATGGATAATTCCAAGTCAAGCACAGGATTCAGATTTCGTTGTTGAATTACTGTTTTCTGTGCACGTCTACGTGGCATCTTTTGAGAACGATTACGTTTGTTTTGCTGTTCTAATTCTTCATGCTGTTGTTGAATATGAGCCAAGACTGAACCCAAACGTTTATTCTCAACGATTTCTCGCTGGTTGAGCTGACTTAACTTATCGAAGATGCTGTAATTGATCTTCCGACCTTGATGCTCAATCGCTACAGTACCATCGGGGTATTCTAGAAATTCAAGATATTCGCCGATCAACCTTTGATTTTCTTCTGTATTCTCCAGCAGATATACGCATTTATCATAAGTAATGGTCAAGCTATTCGTGACTCTACGGGGTTCACGCCAGGTAAAAATATCATCTAATTCCTCAGCTGTTTCAGTGACAGTCCGGTGTAGATCCTTGGGATTAAAGGCCATCTTGGCAAACTTCTGATTGAACTGCTCAATGAAGCAGGGTAGCCAGGCATTGGCTTCGGCAATCGAACTGATGCCTTCCAGACGCATTTCTTTGATCAGACGGTCCTGAAGCGTTCTATTGGCTCGTTCTACACGGCCTTTGGCCTGTGGTGAATTAGCGAAGATAATATCGATATTCAGGGTGCTGAGTACGCGCCCAAACTGGGTAATCTTGGTGTCTTTCTTACTGCTTTGATTCACCCTGAAGACTGAATGTTTATCGCTGTAGAAGGCTAAAGGCTTACCATGCTGCTCAACATACAAACGTGTTGAAATCATATAGTCAAAGGTTGATTCCGACTCACAGAAGCGTAAATGCTGTAATTTGCCTGTGGCATCATCAATAAATACCAGCAGACAGCATTTAGCAGCGCGTCCTTCGAACCAGTCATGGTGAGAGCCATCAATCTGGATCAGTTCACCATAACAATCCCGGTTATATCGAGGCTGATATGGGCGTTTCAGACGCTTGGCGCGAGGAATCCATAAATCGGCTGCAATCATCCAGGAACGCAGTGTTTCCACTGAAATATCAAAGCCATGAACGGTGGTGAGCTTTTCATGCGCTAAAGTGGGTCCGAAACCATGCAGTTGATCAGAAACAATATTGAGGCACTTGAGTCTGAGCTCTTCAGGAAGCCTGGAATTGCTGATTTGACCACGACCGGCATGGGCTAATGCAGCTGGGCCTTGAGCTTTGTATTTTTGCAATAAACGTCTGATCTGACGCTCTGAAATATGAAGTAGCTGAGCAGCTTGGGACTGGGTTATGCGTTGATCACAGATTTCCTGCAAGACCGACAATCGTTTAAGTTCTTTATCCGACATAGACACCAACATATCAAACCATCCGCTTCGATAATCGCAAAAGCGCATATTCTAAAAGCGGACATTTTTACTTTGGAGAAACCGGACATTTCTATTTTGGAGTTACAATAGCATTTCGTATAATGTGTGCAGGATTATGTTACTTGCACTTCACATTGCTACAAGTAAAAAGCCTAGTGGTATCTTTCCAGTAGGCTTTTTATTTGTCAATGTTGCTACGATCAGCACAGCAGAGAAGGGCATTTAACATTAATCTGCATTATGCGAAATTAATTATCTTAATTTATCCGATTTATTAGTCTTCTTTTCCTAATACTTCAGTTCTGTACTTTATTACTTCTTCTGCTTTTAAGTTTTTTAGATGATATTTAATTAATGCGTGTATTACGTCGCTTTCTGCCATAAGTGTCTTTTTTTGCACTACGAATTTCATTAGCGCTTCTTTTACATCCTCAACTTCTTCGCTACGTATTTTGTAGACTTTACTCATTTTTAGGCCTGTAACTAAATAACTAGGTAACTTTTCATATATTAACTTGTTTTAACAGTTGACAAGTTACTTAGTAATTTTGTTTAATCTTTTAAACCAAGTTACTAGGTAACTTTTACTCATGATTGATAAAGAACAGGCTTTTGAAGTCGTCTCTAAGATAGTTTTTGACAGGGCAGTACAAATGATTATTTCAGGGAATCCTGCTTATGAATCAGAAGCTGTTCTGCATCATCTTGAAATGTGCATGGTGGAGTGGGGCTATAAGTCAGCTTCAGTTGCTGAGTACTGTGATTCAATTCGTGCTGAGAATAACAACTTTAGAGAAATGGGGATTTGCTAATGGGTCAGTATAAAAAACAACCAAACCCCACTGCATTACGGGGGGGATTAAAAACCCCCATTAATAAGATGGGGGTAACGGTTTCTGATACGCAGCCTCAAGATGCTGATCTCCCGTTTCAGCGGCATGAACTATATACAATTCCATCAACTCACATGCTTATGACTAATGATGGTGTAAAGCATGTTGAATTCCGCATGCCTGCTGACAATGAAATTGCTGTTATTGATTGGGTTAACTTCACCATTGGCATAGAAACAATGGGGGATAAGTTCTGGCAGGAAGATGAGTTCATTACAGAATCTCATCGTTTTACTGCTGCTGTTGATGCTCTTGATATTCACCTGGAGCATATATTTGGATTTACAACCAGTTCGTGCCGTCATAAGGGCCTAAATTTCTATGATGAAAGCTATGTGCTAGGTGAAGACTTCGGTTTTATCTGTATTGGTGGCCAGAGAAATACTGTTCTAATCATGATTAATGGTAGAGGTTGTAATTTTGCTAAATCAGGTTGGGAATTAAGGCTTTATCACTTTCTTGTATCACTTGCGAAGCGACCTAAATTGACGCGTGTAGATATTGCTCATGATGACTTTGAAGGTAAACAGATCAACGTTGATTGGGGAAATATGCAGGATGGGCTAGGTGGCTTTAGCTGTGGTAATCGTGCTCCAAATATAGAACATAAAGGTAACTGGAAGCGTCCTAATGGTCGTGGTCGTACGCTAACTATTGGCAGCCGTGAATCAGGTAAGTTCTTACGTTTATATGAAAAGGGTCGTGCTGAAGGTGATCCGAATGATAACTGGCAACGTGCTGAGGTTGAATTTAAGTCTGTAGATCGTGTACTGCCATTCGATATGTTACTTGCACCCAGTGAATATTTTATCGCTGCTTATCCATGCTTTAAGTTTCTTGCTGAAGATATGCAGCCAGCCCGAATTGAGACAATTCAGAAGACTGCACAGATTAACTTTGATACCGCTATCAAGAATTTGAAGCACCAGTACGGTAAGTACATCAATATCTTTAAAGAAGTCTTCGAACCTGAAGAACTCATCAATTTAATTTCTTGCTCTGATCCGCTTGCGTATCCAAAGCGTCTGGATCATGTGCTTATAACTGCTCGGAGAATGTAGCAATGATGCAATTTAAAAACAAAGTAACCATCCTTGGTGCTAAAGCTGTTGATTTTAAAACGGATGATGGTCGTCATTATGATCATGTAGCTTTGTACTGCCTGATTCCATTGGATCAGTCTCAAGGTAATTCTGTTGGTAATGCCTGTGAGACTTTTAACTGGCAAGACCGTACAAACTTGACGTTGTTACGTCAGCACAAGTTTCCGTTGGAAGCAGATATTACATTTGAAATGGTTACTTCAGGCAAAACAACGAAGTATGTCGTTAAAAATGTAGAGTTACCAAATCCAGTTAAATCAGTAGCTTAGTATAGGAATCTGGGCAGAAATGCCCAATTTCGCATAATGTATAATATGTTAAAAAACAATAACTTAGGTGAATTTTAATGAGAAATATAACAGCTATAACGGGGGATAATCAAGTCGAATGTCCTAAATGTTTTTCATATTTTCACCGCCAGTTTTTGTACTTTCACATGACTAAATGTCGTGCTTAAGGAATTTTAAAGAATGGCTTATCTGTGCAAAACAGTCGATGAAACCACTAAGGCATGTCTGGAATGGGTTCAATTTGACTTAAGCGGATTGGCTATAACAGGTTGGCAGTCGTCACTGATTATCATGGCAATTACCAGCTATTACCTCGTAATGTGGTTATTAAGACAATCACGTTATTCAATTAAATAGGGTGAATTCAATGAATGAATTACAAGTAATCGAAAAAAATGGTTCCCAGAAACTTATCAATACACGTACTGGACGTGCTGGGGTAGTAGCTGGGCTTTTAACAGTTTTGGCGATGTCTAATGCCAATGCTGCATTAGAACTGGATACACAAGGTTTTATTACTGACATCGGTACAGCAGAGACTTTTGGTATTGCGATTGGTATTGCAATTCTTGGTTTTGTAGCTGTTCTTGCGTTGGTCAAGAAATCTCGTGGTGCGGTGAAATAAAACTGACTGCGGGCGCGCTGAGAGCTCGTGGGAGCGATTGGCGCGCATGCAGGAAGTTTAGGTAAATGCTATGGACGAACCTTCAATTTTCAACTGGATAATAGTTTTTATAGCCATTGTTGGCATACGTATATTGTTAAAATAATCAAAGGAATAAAAATAATGATTCATCGTTTAAATATATTTTTATTGTCTTTGCTTATTTGCTTTTCACCAGTCTACTTAATGTCTAAAGCATTTGCATCAACTCCAAAGTGGGTACTTGAATATATAAAAGTTGAAAAACAAGTTGCTGAAAAAAAACGGTTGCAAGCATTACTCATCAAGCAAGTGAATGAAGCCGGATCTCTGACAAAAACAACTGCTGTTGTTGAAACTGTACCCACTGCTTCTAAAGTCGGCACTTCAATGCTACAGAGAATTAAACATGTTGCTAAAACGCCTGGTGGTGCAGCGATAGGTTTTTATGCAGTCTCCCAGCTTTTAGAAGGTATCGGTTGGGTGATGGAAGAAGGAACATATGTAAAAAAAATTACTAATGTTGATCCTGAGAATTATACGCATTATGCATGTTCTAATGATGTTTCTTCATCTTCATGTACTAAAGATAATTCATCTTGGTCTAATACTGCTATTTCTGCATGTCAGAAAGCCCGGGGTGCTGGCGCGACTGTTGTAGAAGTGTACGGTGCCAATTGTTTAGGTTATTTAAATAAAGACGGGCCTTCGGGTTACAAATATGTTGTTGCTGTATATGGCGGTAAATTTAAGAACGATTCTGTTTCTGAAAAAAAAATCCCTTTAACTCCCGCTTTACTCGGTGCTGCAATGCTTGGTTCTGGATATAGAGATCCCGTCGATCCATCTATCGATTCAGGTGTTAATACAGGCAATTGGACCGGTGTTCCAGAAGCTTATACTCCAGATCCCTCTGGTGTCGGTAATGAACTTTATAAAGAATTAGAATCAAAGGCAGACCGTGCACCCAAAACTTCCGATGGCAAACCTGCGCCATCGGGTGACCCTCGTTATAACAATGATCTTACTTCAAATGACAATGCGAATGACCGCTCTTGGGATGACCAAGGTACAAAGGGTGAAGGCGGTTCAGAAAAGGATGAAGAAGGTAACGAAAAATCTTGGTTTAATTTGCCAAAATGGTGTGTCTGGGCTGCTGATAACTGTGAATGGCATCAAGAAGATAAAGCACATCAAGCCGAAGAAAAAGAAGTCTGGCAAGATGAAAAAAATCATCGTGATCAAGAAAAAGGTTTTTGGCAAACAGTAAAAGACTGGTTTGACTGGTCTAAAGACGATTCTGATTTGCCTGATCGTGATGATTCTGACTTAGATACTTCTGTTGAATTTGAAGAAAAAAAGGTAAGTCTTAACGTTTCTGCTCAATGTCCTGCGCCTACCTATGAAACAGTCTCATTGCATGGTGTTACTGCTCAGGTAAAGACTTCTGATTACTCATATATTTGTAATCTTGACTGGCTCATTAAGCCATTTGTTTTGGGCTTTTCTATGGTTTCCGCCTGTTTCATTTTATTCGGTTTTCAGCGTGGGGGCGATGATTAATGGGTGGCTTAATTTATAAGGTACTCGATTTATTTTCGAACAATTTTATACGTCAAATATTAACTAGTTTAGGCATTGGGATAGTCACTGGCTTACCGTTCTATCTCATGCTTTCAACCTATATCTATAAGGCTGCTTCACATATTGAATCTACGCCTTACATCGGTCTTATGGCTGTATTCGGCATACCTGAAGGTTTTGGAATTATTTTTACAGCAATTATGACGCGAGCTTATTGGGAATCAATGCGGCCACGTCTAGCTAAGAGGTCTTAACAATGCCTGTTTTACTTGTTACTGGAAAGATGGGACAAGGAAAGACCCACTTTGTAATGAAAAAATATGTGACTGAAGCTGTAAAAGCTGGTCGTCCTGTTTATACAAATATTGATGGCTGCACATTAGATGTTCAGCCCATTCCTGAAAATGAAAAAGGCGAATTAGATTGGCTTTTAACGCCTGAATCTGATGTCGCCACCGGTCAGAAAGGTGCATTAATTGTTTACGATGAAGCACAACGCCAAGTAGACAAAAAAGGTATTAGATATTTTGCTTGGGCTGCACGTGAGAAAATTTCAAATCGTGATGTTATCCGGGAGCTTGAATATCATCGCCATTCAGGCCGTGACATTATCTTTATTACTCAATCACCTAAACTTTTACACCTTCATTTGCTTGAGCTGGTCAATGAGCATTATCACTGCACACGGTTAAGAAATGAGAAACGATCACAGATTTCATTGTGGCGATCATGGCAGGAAAAACCTGACTCATTGGCAGCTACAGAACGTGCAGAAGATGTTTTTTTTCAGCCATTCGATGAAGAAATATTTACTAAGTATAAATCTACTGAAGAAGTGACAGACGGTAAGGCACGTATACCGGGCTATATGTATAAACTTGCTGCAATAGCAATCGTTTGTTTTCTTATAGCAGGTGGACTATTAATAAATCTTTTTGGTCACTTCTCAAATGGTCATAGGATTGGACAGGATTCTATTGATAAGCAGCTTGCTAAAGTTAAAGAAAATGAAAAAGTGAATGCAGCGCTCTCTCCAGGGCAAAAAGATTTACCTGATGAACTTCAGAAAAAAATTAATCTTTGTATGAAAGATTTTGGTTGGAATGCTGAACAGTGTAGAGAAGCATATGACAAGCCATATCTTGAAGCTAAGCAGCAACGTTCTGAACAGACTAGCTCAAATACAATGGACAAGATTGTAGCTAATTATAGTCCAAGCAAGCCGTTTGAACCTGTTAATGTACAGTACGAAGTTACTGCAAAACCTGTCTTTAGTGGTTGTATGAAGAAAGGTAATAAGTACGTTGCTTATACGCAGCAAGGCACAATTTTGCATGATGTCTCAAGTGAAGACTGTAGACGTGTCATAGAAGACGGTGAAAGACCCTTTAATTACTTTCAGCAGCCACAGCAACAGCTACAAGTACAACAACAACCAACACAAGAAAAACTCACATCACTAGATGCAGAGTTTTTAGCTAAATATCAGCAAGCAAAAGCCGAGGGCTTAATATGA